ATCAGCTTGTCGGTGATTTGAGGCGCTACAAGGTCACCTGCAGAGCATTCGCGATAAACCCTGGCCGATATACCTCCTGCCTCTCCGGAGAGGAACACGGCGTTATAAAACGGCCTCTCGTCCCATTCACCGTCGATCTTCGTTGCCATGGAATCCGGGATAATCACCGAAGGAGCCGTAACAGGCCAAAGCCAAGGAGCAGACGGACAGCGTTTCTTGATTCGAATGGTCTGCGCTGCCATGTCGGTCTGAACCATCGCCCCGGCTGCATCGGCAAGCATCTTGATTACTGCCATGGGTGTCATGTCCGAATAGCTCAACACGTTGCCTGGAACAAGCCAATCGTCCAGACCGTCGAAAACAGCCGTCCATCCGGTATATTCGAGCTCATCATTCATTATCTGCAGGGCGGTTCGGTCGCTGGTTTCCGTCCTGGTTCGAACTTCTGCCATTGGAGCCCCGAGCTGAGCCGATACCGATCTCCCGCTGATAGTCCGAGACTTGCTTGCAAAGGCGGTATTGGTGCTCCAGCTGTCAACCTGGAAGTTCCAAACGTGACTATTGATTGCCGCCTCAACGATGATTGGCCCTTCAGGAGTCGACTCAAGCATTGCAAGGTGAGAATCCCGGCCAATCCCGGCCCTGATCGTCCAATACAAGCTGTCCCAGTCGGTGCCAATGGTTATCGGATTGGCGTCAATGGCGGTGCGCTCGGGAAGCCTTGTGAGAAAAGCAGAGTTCAGCATGATGTAAATCCTTGAGCGCTCGCCTGTCGGAATGAGTGACGGCGGAATGTAGAAGTACGCGTCTCTCCATCCGGATGGCTCCCGCCATGAGCATCGCCGGTCGTATGTGAATTGGTCAAAGAAGAAGCTGATGTGATCGCCGTCTCCAACAAGGGTAATCGGCGTATGAATACCGAAAACAATGTTGCCTCCTGCTGGCGGTTCATATCTTCGCCAGCATATCTCCTTGTAAAACTTCGCCCCCCAAAGAGTTCGATGAAGGTGATCGTTCGGCGGAGGATTTCCCCATGGCAAAACAAAGTTCGTGACATCGAGAATAACTGCAGCGTCAAAAGCGAGCCCCTTGCGAACATCGAGCGGAGGCGGATAAAACACCCGGTTGCTTCGGCTGAGCTGGACGAATTGCATGGGATTCCAAGAGAACCCTCTATTTTGGTCTGCAGCATTTCTTGATCGCCACCTCGAAGAAGTCGTTCGACTTTGCTTTTGCGCATAATCATTCCATTTTGCCGATTTGCCCTGGTCAAGAGAGCCCTTATGCTTCCAAGAAGATGAGGCCTGACTCTCAACAACAAGCCTTTTAATCCAGCCCATACCGATTGACGCATTGACCGGATGACGATCTGTCCAGCCGGAGCCTCTTTGATTATCGACTGTCGGGAGTTGATTCCAAAGAACTTCAAAGTCAGGGTTCGGCGGAGGTCGGTGAACTTCCAACGGAACAACGGTATCGAAAGGAAATGAAATACGTCGTCTGATTGTGGTTTTGGTGTCAAATGACCTGGTAATTTCGACAAGGAGTGTGACACCAGCCCTTGTGTCGGCTGATACTGCCTTCCTGTTGCTGGCTGCAGCCTTGGTATCAAAAATCTTGGTGATCGTGACAAGAGTGCCACCAAACGCGAGCACAATATTGCCGCCGTTCGGCGGAGTATAATCGCCGGAAAAACTAAGCGTAATGATTGAGCCGTTGGGCGGAATATAGGCCATATCACGCCGTCACCTGGGAGATGTAATCAGCAACCTCGGCATTGTAGTTGCCGGTGTTATCGAGAGAGAAAACCAAGAGAGAGCGAAGTGGGTATTCTGCTATGCCACTGATCTCCCACGCTCCGGTCGCAGGAACGGACGTCGTTGCAGCGATAAGGACAAATGTTGCCCGATCCATCACAATTATGAGCCTCGCGGCTGGAGCGCCATCAACAGTGACAATACCTGCTAATTTATGTCTGGTTGTTCTTGCCGGTGGCTGCCCAGATACTACAAACGTGAAGAACATTATACCCTCCAATCATCCAGCGAAATCATGACGGTGCCTATGTTTGAATCAGCCACAAAACACTTCAAGCCAATAAAGTTTTTTCCGGCGGCATTAATCGCCTCAAATTGTGCAAATGGATGTTGATGGCAAGGATAATATAAGCCAGGGAAAAAGCCCCTGAAGGAGTAGGCAGAGCCGTCGTTGATGTGTGGTCGAGAGTAAATCAGGTCGCCAGGAGTATATGGTGCGCCATTGCTCCCCATATATGGGTAAGTCCCAGGGCCGCCCCCATGCACTGTAGCAGCCAGGTAAGAACTTCCTACCGCCCCAGAGTATTTTCTCGGGACCTTCAGATCACTGTTAGAGCCACCAACTGTTGCCGGCGTAAGAAGAAGAGGGAAAGCCCCGTAATAACACAAAAGCCCGCAAGCATAAGCGTCATCTGAAAATCGCGAAACGAAATCGCCAAAAAAAATGCCAGGTGAATAAGTGTTTGCCACTGTCGGCGTGGTTGTGATCGTAGTCCAGATGATCAGCCAAAAAGCTCTGTCATCAGCAATCAATATCCACGGCCTGGCAGAGGTGCTCGCTGCGTTTGATGTTGTAAACAGATTTGACGTTGCCGCATTAAAAGGGAATAGCCCATCGCTCTCCGACGTCATCGCCTCAAAACCCTGAAGTTTTGGCGTGTAGGCGTTTGCTGCCGTAAGTCCATCAACCTGCAAGAAAAACCCTGTCCCTGTCACCGGATTATTGCGAAACGCCGCCTTATCAAACGTCGCGTTCACATACTCCCGTGTCCATCCGGCCCCCAGCTTTGTCCCGTAGCCGGTGACCAGACAGGCATAAAGAATGTCGCATAAACTTCGTCGCTCGCCCCGCGCAATAGGAGCGTTCGCATCGTCCCATCTATAAACTATTGGTGCAGCCATTATTCAGCGTCTCCCCTGATTTGAATCGTGAATTGATCGTTCGGTTCTGTAACCGGCCCTTGAAGGGTGGTTCTGGCAATCCATAAAGGCGGATTCGGGCCATCGGTGTTGAATCTCACAACGTTGCCTGCAGCCCATCCTGTTCCCCATCCTCGGTAATCGAGGAAGAAGAAAGGCTGCCCGGTCGCCGGATTAAGCGGTGCGCAATCTTGGGTCGTGTAGCCTGTTCCAAGGATACCGAGCGTTTCCTCAATGATCTGGAAGCTGGTGGTATCGAGAAACTTGAGAGCCCACCTTCCTTTCGTCGCCCCGGCATTGGTTACAAGCGCCGGATAGTTGATCTCGTTGTAGCTGGCATTGCAGCCCGAACCAATCAGAGCATCAGACCAAACCGACGTCCAGGTTGCCTGATCGAACAGGTTGTAAATCCTGGCCTGAAGATCGCCGAACAGAAGGGCGGAGCTCACATAAGTTCCAAGAACCGGGTAATCGTTTTCAACCCCATGTCCGAGAATAACTTGCCCATTGATTTCCACCCCGGACACGAGCGACATATCTTCAATACGGTGCATGGCAATGAGAGGCTGGGTGAACCCGGAGAGGTCAAGCGGATTGGCCATGGTCAGCTTTTGTGTCTCTTTATTCCAACTATATTTCGTCGTTGGAACTCGAAGGGGGGTGGACGCTGAATCATAAAGCTCAACATGAACAATGTTCGCCCTCGGAAGAGTAATTACCTGCCCGGCGGTGAGCGGATTCGTCAACTGGGTTGTCTGAGTGTTATGAATGACGACAACATCGCCGGTTCGGACTATCGGAACCCGGCCGTCAGTAGGCAATCGAACGGCGTCAAGGCCAATCAGGTCTGCATCGAGCGGAATGTATGAGTAGGCGACGCATCCATAATAGAGGGTGTCAACGAAAACCGGCTTCGGCACCCATATCTTGCCGCCAACGACATCGTCCGGGTCATACCAAGGCTCATCGATAAACTGCCCGGAGTCGGTGACATCGTTACCGAACTCAAGCGCTACAACGCCCTTTTCATAATCAACCGTTCCCTTTATATTCGACCCTGTTATTGAACCGTCAAAACTGCTCGTAGATGATACCTGAGTGCCATCTCCAGCCACGCCAAGAATCGATATTGAGCCAGTCCTCAAAGGAGCCCCTGGGGTACGGAAAACAACAGAGGTGAGAAGTTGCCGACCGAAACGCCCGGTCATGCTGTTAATCGTCAGGGTATTGGAGCCGCCGTCATACGTGGTCAGAGTGCAAATGCCGGTCGAATAATCTACAGCCCCGGCCTCGATTCCGAGACCTGTTACCGGGCTTGGATTTCGGTAGAGCTTCCCGAGCCTGTCGATATATCTAACCCCGCCCCAAGTGAAATCAAGCGACCCAGGAACAATCGTGTACCCGACACCATTTCTAAGCAAAGCAAGCTGGAAAGGTTTGGCCGGAAGTTCTTCATCTGCGACTTCTTGGGACGCTGCAGTCAAAGCATAAGAATAGGTAACGCTTGAAATGTTTATCGAGTTGCTGGTGATTGCGGCAGACTGTGTTGGCTCATACTCTGTTGTCCAATAAGTCACGCTATTGCCGCTCATGTATGTTTTTGTTTTCTTAAAAGTAGTGAACGCCCTCCATGTTTCTGTCCCGGTTGTTCCGGTCGTATCGATAACCACCTGCCGAGTTACATAATCAATGGTTCCGGTAATACCGGCCATTGACGTTGAACCCGGGAAATTAATGTGGTTGACCGGTATTGAGAGATTCCAGCCAGAGGCAGAGAGCCCTCCAGAGCCATTGTCTTTCATTCGATAGACGTATTGGTAATCGGCAAACCGAACAAGGACATCAATGTTTACGCTACCTTGCTTTATCGATCCTTGCGGCAAGGTGAAAGAAAATGTTCCGGCATTGCTTCCTGCAGCCGATCCGGTGATCTTATTGTATTTTTCATAGTCGATTGTGTAACTGCCTGTAGAGGTCGGCAGAACGGTCGGCTTGAAAACGATTTCGCCGGTTGCATAATTGATTGAACCCGTTGCGTCGCCGGAGATAACCCCTGTTCCGCCGACATCGGTTGCCGTTCCGGTACTGCTTGCCCCAGTAGGCCAAGTGATTTCAAGAGTACCGGGCTGAACCGGAACATTGGCAAGAGTATGAGTAATCTCGGCAATCTCGACTTCTACATCGCCGGAGAGGTCGACCGTCTCAATCGGATTGGCCCAGTTGTAGATTATCTGCGAGTCAACATCAGGAAGGGCGGCACAGGTAATGGTGATGCTTCCCGTCGTGTAATTTATCGTTCCGGTTCCGGTTCCATCGATATCCGGAACCATGGTGCCAAGGCCGTTATCTCGGAGCCTGTACCATTTCCCCTGCGACATATAGTCAACCCAAACAGAGCCGGGAACCGGAAGCGGATTGAGAATAGCGACATAGTTGTAACCCCTGTTCGCCAAGACAACTTCTTGAGAGAGGGTGTCAGGAACTCGAACGACTTCAACACCGGCAATGGCTGTCATTATGAAGTTCGATGAATAGCTGCCGACGACGTTGGTGAATGTGACGGTTCCGGTTGAGTGATCAACTACGCCAACTTGATTCGACCCTTCATAGAGGATGCCGTCGGCCTTATCGGTATAAGTGTGGCCGCCGCCGACAACAGACAGAGAGCCAGGCTTAATGCCCCGGCAGAAGTTCATTTGCGCCCCGTTTTTTACCTCCATTGAAACAACTGGAACCTGACGCGAAACCCCCGCGCCAACCACCGGCCCCGCTTCGCCGACTTTAAGATCGGTCATGCGGCTTTCGCCCTGAGCGGAAGGAACAAGGTGGGTAAAAATCGAGTTGACGTTGATTGCTATGTCGCCGGATTCGATTGCGCTGGTAGGCAACATGACCCCGTAGTATTTCGAGGCGTCACTGACAACGGTGGTATAAACAGATGTCGCCATAGCGTCGTTATTGGAAATCTCGGTGCCGACAAAGGTGTAACGAAGTGGGTCACCGATCTCAAGGCGAAGGATGTCGCGGTTAAACGTCTGGGCAATGCTGGAGTAAGCCCCGGAATCAACCGAGAATTCAGCATTGCTTCGCTCAACTCCCGTCACTCGAACGTATTGATATTGCTCGTTGCCAAGACCTTTATTATTGAAAAGGCAAAGCACCGCGCCAATGTCTGGATTCTCGACGCCCTTAATGCAATACAGAAGGATCGCCCTTGACCCCGCCGGTTGATCGCCCCACAACCAGCCTTGGAACCTCGGGCCAATCGTTGAATAACTCTCAACCTTGTTTCTTGCCGACATTCGTTCATCATGCGGGTCATCGGTGGAGAACAGGCAAACCGAGACATTCGGGTCAGCAGCCGGCAAGGAAAGGATTACATGCGCTCCAGAATACGTCTCGGTGTCTGCAGTTTGAACACTGACGAAAGCCTTTCGAAGGCTTACCCGGCCATAAACTCGATCAAGCCTGGAGATATCCGGGAACAGGTTATTCACGTTGCCATCAACGATCTCGGTTGCGCTCATGCGCCCGCCGCCGTCGTCGTAATCGGTAAGCCTTTGCGAGGCCATGAGCTTTACGTCTTCTGTATAAATTGGCATACTTATTCCACAGTTATGAGTTTGATTGTGAGCGTGTACCAGTCTTCCGGTTGCGCTGGAACTCGGTAATAAATTGGATTTGCTTCAATGGCCTTCCCGCTTTCGTAGCGGAACCGAACCTGGAACTCTCTTTCATCTTCGAGGGTCAATGTCATTACTGTTCCTTTGACGGAAGCCTTGGCAAGAAGAAGGTCGACAACCGCCCTCGTCACCCAACAGGTATAATCTCTTCCGCCAAGGGTAATGGGTCTCCCGGCTTGCTTCTCCGACTCATCAAGTATGAGAGCGCCGGTGGTTGAGTATTCTTCTTGCTGGACAACCGGGCTCCAGAGCTCATCGCTCCAAAACATCTGGCCGGGCAGTTCAATTTCATCTAATGTTATCATGCGGTTGCAAATCCCTCCTTGGCAAGCAGGTCAAGGAGCGCCTCAACATTCGGGCCACTTCCTTGAACAGCTCCACCCTTGAATCTCAGCTCGTGAACCTTGTCGACTCTTTGGTTGGCAATCTGACTCATTGCCCCTCTTGCATGGGAGAGGGCCGGGCCGGAACTTCCGTTGGTAGCAGCCAATGCGGCCCTGGCCTCTTGTGACTGCTGGGCCTTGGCAATGGCTATTCCCAGTTCACCGGCCGACTTCACGCCGGCAAACGCCGCCCGGTCTCCGGTCTTCTTATCTACGCCACCAGCACCGCCCCTCAGCCCCTCGTAGAGCTTACTTGCCCTATCGGCCATACTTTGGGCCTTGTCGTAATCTCCGAGCGCCATGGCGGCCTTAGCAGCCTTCTCGTAGGCAATTGCGTCCTTGCGCATTTTTTGCCATCTTGACTCCTCGGTTCCTTGAGGATTCATTTTGGCGAGCTTGTCAGCGAGCGTCTCTTCACGGCCAACAATCTCGTCCTGGAGCTGTCTCACTCGGTCGAAATATTGCTGGAAGACTGACTTGGATTTTTCTGTTGCCGCTATCTCTGCAGCTGCTCGCTCTTGAGCTGTCTTGATCGCAAGCTCTGTCCTGGCTCGATTTGCAGCCATGGCGATTTCTTCTGCGGTTTTCGCAGAGTTCGCCCGCGCTTCATTGGTTTTTCTGTCTTCTTCATCGAGCTCGGCTTGACGCTTCTTGCGGCCTTCGTCCTTGACCCTGTCTTCTTCTTTTCTCTTGGCTCTATCCGCTTCGACACCTTCAATGCTCCCGGCCTTCGTCGTTTCTTCGAGCCATTTCTTTTGGTCGGCTTTGGTCTTGTTTTGGTTGACCATCTGCCTTGACATCTGCTTCAATGCCAATGTTGGGTCGGTTACGCCACGCAGACGATCGCCGGATTTATTGCTGAAATAGTCGTAATATGTCGAAGGAGTGCTGGCTTTCTTGGTGAGCTGTTCTTGCTGCTCCTTGGACAGGCCTTCCCATTCCTTTTGACTGAGTTCGCCACCATGGGCAGATATTCCGCCCTTTACCCTGACCTTGGCTTTCTCAGAAAGACGGGCATTTTTCGCAAAGAGCTCGGCATACTCACGATCCATCTTTTTGGTGCCGTCCTCGGTAACAACCCGGCTTGTCTCGGTCACGGAGCCGTCCTTGTTCATAACGGTACGGACGCCATTTTCATCAAAGCCACGGTCGTCGTCATAGCCTCTTTTGCGACGGCCACGACGCTTTTTGATTTCGGCTGCTTCTTCGCGTTTTTCCTTGGCTTCCTTCTTCTTTTCTTCGCGCTCTTGCTTGGCTACTTCAGCTTGTTCTTTTTTAAATTTCGATTCTTCTTCACGCTTTTGCGCCAGCTCTGTCTTGCTGAGTGGCCGCTCATCTTCGATCGATTTCCAATAATTTTTCCGTTCTGCGAACTCTTCCGGGGAATATGTCTTGCGTTTGAGTTCGAGCTGTTTTTGATATTCTTCGTCATTCTTTTTGGAAGGCTGCTGCCCTTCGCCTTTCCCTTCTTTCGCGCTGAAATCTTTCTCTTCCTCGGGCTTCGGTGCTTTCTTTTCTGGAGCAAGTGCGCTGTCTTTTTCCTTATCTTTCTTTTCTTCTTCGGCTTGCTGAGCGGCTTTAACCGGGCCACGGTTCTTTTCCCGCTCAACCTCGTTGTCTCTTTCTCTTTTTAATGCCTCGTGTTCTTCGCGGAGCTTCCTGGCTGCCTCGGTCTGCTGCTTGTAGGAGTCAATTGCTAAATCTCTTTCCTTGATTATGGCGTCGGCCGACTCCCATTTGGCCTTGTCAATCAAGTTCATCTGCTTGATAAACTGGTCAGCGGCTTCCTCCAGGGTGCTTTCGGTGAAGATCGCCTTTATGCTCTCCATGAGCCAAACGGCCTTCGCCTTCATCTTGTCGAACTCGGAAGCCAGCCCGACGGTGGCCAAGCCAATCAATGCGCGAACGTTTGGCGGGAACTCCTGGAAGGCTTTAATCAGCCAGCCAACAAGCTCTTCTCCCAGCTTTCCTATTTCATCAAAATTTCCGGAGAACTGTGCCTTGATATACCGAATGGAAAAAGCGACATCGTCGGCCCATGGCTGCCACAACTTCGCCATGGATTCGAGCTTCGCTTTCATTTCGCCCGACTCAAGAGACATCCCGAGTTCTTCTATGCTGGCGATAATGGTTTTGATTGAAGCGGAAACGGCTTCACCAACCCAAGAGTCGGCAAGGTCGGTGTAAAAAGAATTTATACCTGCACCGATATCTTCCAGAGCCTTGGAGAAAGCCGGGTGGGCCTTCATAAAGTCAACGAGCGATTGAGTGAGCCCGGCGAATCCCATGAGAACCATGTTGATTGCCGGCAGGAAAACGGTTCCAAGATTGATCGCCGCTTCATTGATGGCGTTTTTGGTTATCTGGATGGAGTTCGCAGTGGTCTTGGCTCTTGCCTCGAACTCCTTTTGCATTGACCCTGCATAGGTAGAGGCATTGGCAACCTGATTGAGCGAGTCCTTGTAGCTGTCGAGACCGGTTACCAGGATTCCAATGTCGTCCTGATATTCGAGCCCGAAAAGGTCAACAAGAATTTTCGCCCTGTCCGAATCTTCAACCTTTTTCAGTGTATCCAGAAAGCCGGTTATTGCCTGTTGCGGGCCTTTCTTGATATCGTCAGCAAGTTTCGTTGAAGTGGTTCCCATGTTTATAAGGGCTTGCTGGAACTTCGGCCCCTGGGATTCCGCCGTCTGCAGCTTGGCGAGCATGGCGTTGATTGCCGAACCGGCTACTTCAGGAGGCTTGCCAAGGGAAATGAAGGCCGCCGTCAATGCGGCTGCTTCCGGAACGGCAAGGCCAAACTGCTTGGCCGAACCACCAATGCGCATCATCGCATCGACGATTTCTTTTTCCTTCGCCGCCGTGGTGTTTCCAAGCTGGTTGACGGTATCGCCGAAGGTTCCGAGCTGATCAATGCTCAGGCCAAAGATGTTTTTGATTTTGCCTATGGCGGTGCCGGCATCTTCCGCGCTCATGTCGAAGGCGGTGGACATCTTCGCAACGGTTTCGGTGAAGCCCTTTATGTCGTTGGTCTTTATACCGAGTTGCCCGGCTGCAGCGGCAATCTGTCCAAGCTCGGTCGCTGATCTTGGTATCTCCCGGGTCATCTGGAGAATCTCGGTGCGTAGGCTTGAGATTTGCCCTTCGGTGCCGTCCACAACCTTCCGGACGTCGGCCATAGTGGACTCGAAATCTATTGCCGCCTTGCCCACGTAGGCAATTGAGCCGGCAATGGCAACCATCTTTCCGAGCTTTACCGCTATGGCACCGATTGAACCGGCGGCACCCTTCGAGCTTTTATCGAGACCAGAAACCTCGTCATTCAGTCGTCCGATTTTTCCGGACGCCTTGGAAGATGAGTTTCCGAGTGCAGAGACGGCCCTGTCTGTTGCCGAAACATTCCTTCCAGCTGATAAGGAAGTATCTGAAATACCATCAATTTCTCTTGCAAGAGCCTTTGCCTTCTCTTTGCCTTTCGCAAGTATTTCGATGATTATTTTGATGTTGCTCGACAACTTCTCTGCCATCAGCTATCTCCCACTCAATGCTTTCATAAGGCCTATGGCCGCTTTCCTCGATTGCTCGGGTGTAATCTCTTCGCTTTCTCTCTTGCTGCTGCTTGATGCGTTCAGGTACTTATCGAGCCCTTCATAGGTAAGGTGGGTGCTGGCCCATCCCGTCCTTGCCTCTTTTATGTCGCGCTGCTCGTCAAGCCTCACACAGGCAACCAACATCCTTCCGAATAAATGTGGTGGGTAAGACTCGATTTCAGACCAAGAATGGCCGTTGTTAATGAGATATTGAACGGCCTCGGCTTTACCCCAGCCGCTTCCTACTTGGCCATCAGGAGCTTTCCCAGCATCGACAACGCCTCCATCATCTCTTCTTGCGATTCGACGTTGACGTTGATGATTTCAGTCATAAGGGTGATACCGGTTGCCAACGGGAGTTTCGGCACATCTTCGCTATCGAGACCACATGCCATTTCAACGACAAGCGGGCAGTTCGAGGCGACGTATTCAAAGATTTTCTCCACCCCTTCGCCGGCAAGTAATCCTTCAGCCGTCACGCCTTCCTCGGCCAATCCAGATACGACGCCTCTCAACGCCCCTTTGAGCCTTACGGCATCGGCGATAGAGAATGGCTTGACCGTGAGAACCTTCTTCCCAATCGTAATTGTCCGACCCTTCAGGAGGACTTCCCAGTCATTAGCATCGAGTTTAATTTTTTCCATGAGTTCACCATTTTGAGAATTTCCCTGGAGAAACATAGTTCCCCAGGGAAAATAAGTCAATCAACTAATTGATTAATCCACAAGGACAATGCTACCGTATGGCTCAAGAGGATGACCGTTGCTGTCATCCTGAACCTCGCCTTCGAGCTCGATGTTCATCCAGTCTGCGCCCTCGGCAATCAGAATGGTGTCACCGGTCGGAGCAATATTCACAGACCAAAGAGTCATCTGCTGATTGTAGCCGGCAGCGTTATCGGAAGCATAAAAGAGCTCTCCCTCAATCTCACCTTCGCTAAAGGCATTGAGCTTCTTGTATTTGACGGTTGTGGTGTTGTAGGTGACGTCAATGTCGTCGTCGTCAGCAATGGTTCCGCCAACGAGAATCGTCACCTTGCCGGTGCGATAGTCAATCAGGTAATCGGTTCCAAGATCCTTGGTGGCTGCAGCAACCTTCAAGTCAAAGGCGGTGCTGGAAAGAAAGACGTCGCCGATATCATAAACACGGCCTTTCTTAACGTTGGCAATTGCCTTGGTTTTCCCTGTGGCTGCAGTTTGGGAAACCTCGGTGATGGTGGCCATCAAAAACATGGCGTAGTTTTCAGCATTGATCTCATCGAGAACCAACTTGACCTTCGGGTTGACTTCGACAATAGCGGTCTTGTCTTTTTTCCGGTACTTCGATTTGGTGCTGAAATGGAACAGCTTTTCAACTTCGACGCTGGTCGTCAGAGATTTAACGTTTCCAAGGGTACGCATACCCTCGTAAGAGCCATCTGCCTTCTTTTTGTTGAAAAAGACCTGGCCCCGGCCTACTGTGTAATGCTCGGTGCTGGATTCAATACCCATTTTCCTACTCCTTAAATGTTGGGGCCATGATCAACGTATGTCATGGCAAAGGTTATTTGGGCGAATAATACGCCCGGTATGCCAAAACCGGTTGGCCCAAGGGAACTGACTTCTCTTATCCCGTTGAGGTTCTCCGGCTTCTTCGAGAACACGATTTTCCTGGCTTGCTTGCACAAGCCGTCAATATCCCCGGTTTCCTTATCAAAAAGCTCAATAACAAATTCGGCCTCTCTCATCGCCGGGAAGCCATACCAGTTTTGGGTGCTTGACTTTACGACTCGATCAGGGCCGATATGGAGATAAACGGCTGAAAGTTTCTTCCCGTCAATGGGAGCCGACGGATTAAGTTTCAGGTCTTTGAGGCCAAGTTCAGAGGCCTTTAGTTTGAAGCGTTCTTTTATTTCGGTGACTGCAAGGTTCCGGTTCTCCATCAATCCACCTCAATGGCCTCATAAATGGCCTTAGCGGCATCCTCAGCCACTTTCGGAAGGAAAGGGGTCAATACCCCATCAGGAGCCTGTTTTGACCTCACACGGTCTCCTACAAGCATTGTTCGCGGCCCCGGCTTCCTCCATGGGAGTTCGCCTTTTTTGGAGCCAAACTCAAGAACCGGGCCATAAACCATCGGATTGGAAAGCATGACAGAAGATAGAGCGTCAGAAGAAACGTTTTCCGTTATCTGCCAAGCGCCCTTGAACCTTCCGGAGCCTGGAGCAACCGGGCTTCTCATCTGTGCAATTGCGAGAAGCTGGAAAGCATAAATCCGGAGAGCCTTTTCAGCCTTCTTCCCGGTAACTTCCGTGAGCTTCTCCAGTTTGATTTTTATCTCTTCGGTGCCGGTAATCGATGCGCTCATTATACAGTCCTCAAGTGCAACTTAACGACGGCCCTGGCTGGGTCTTGCTTGTAGGCAATTACTCGGTACTCAACGCCATCTTCCGTGATAACCTTGTCGCCCTCGACGGGCTTGACTGTCAATTCGGAACCGAGAACAGAGCCGGTGACGTCGCCCGGCTGATAATTTTTATCAGTCGCCTTTTCCTCGACGGAAAACTCTCCAAAGATCACAGACAATGTCAGAACGGTCGATGTTGCGACGGTAATGCCGTCATCAACTTCGGTCGTGTAGGTGCATTTCAAAGGAATATCGCCGGCAACCTTGAAGGCCGTCTTCGCTGCAGACTGGAAGAGCTTGCGAAAACCCATTATGCCCTCACAATCTCGATTGAGAAGTTGTTCCCGCCGTCTACAAGGTGCGATATAAGGCGGAAAACGTGAGAGGGTATGATGGACTTTCTTTCATGGGACGCCCTGATTGACATACCTGAAAGGCTTATTTCCGAAATCCCTTCCAGGTCGTTTTTGACCTGCGTGTCGTCCTGGAGGAGAATCAATGCCATCTCGCAACAGGCGTTTTTTACCTCAACAGGGACAGCCGTTTTATCGATCTCCTCTATCCATGTCAAATAGCCGTCGAAAATCCTTGTGGCTTGTATGACCGATCTCGCTTTGTCGTCATTATTGGCCGAAGTCCAAGGAGTCGAATTGAGCCGATTGTCAAAATACTCATCGGCATCAATGACATTGATATAGCTGTTCGAAGAGTCGGCTGTTGGCATAATTATTCGGCCTCAGAGTCTTGTTTTTCCTGGGTGTCTGCTTCGGTTTTTTCTTCGGCTTCGACTTTCTTGGCCGCCTTCTTGCCGGCCTTCTTCATTTCGGCGCCAACCTCTTCGAGGTTGACAACGACGGCCCCGGCCTTAACCATTTTCTCGGCCAGCTTCAGGTCATCGGTTTCGAACTGGCGATTGACGAATTGCCACATTGGTTCGCCGTTTTTAAGCGAAATTGCTGCAGCGGTTCCTTGTTCAAGTTTGAAAGTTGCCATGGTGATTCCTTGTTCGAAGTGACCCCGGATGGTGCGCTGGTCACGGCCTGATTTCGGCTAATGGGAAGCGTCCGGGGTCTGTCTCGTTATGATGTTTTTGATATAAAAGCAGGGGAGGCCGAAACCTCCCCGTCAGAGCTTATCAGGTCAGCTCGGTGAGCTTGCCGTGGAACTGCTCAACACCGTGGTCAAGACCGATCTGGCCATAAATCTGACCTTTCTCGGCAGCACCGCTCTTCGCCAATTCCTCGTAAAAGAGAAAGCCCTTATCGGGAACAGGAAGAAATACCGGGGCAACATGAGCCATGTCGGCAATCATAATGGTGTGGGCCGGCATAACCGGACACCAAACAATGCCAACCTCGACAAAGTCGAAGATGAGCTGCTTGATGGCGATACCGCCAACGTTGCGGTCGAAGGTGGAGAAGAAACCCTCGAACAGCTTGCTGATGGCCTGGAGCTTTGCAGAAGAGGCAAAGAGAACAGGATTGTCAAAAGGACAACCGTTATCAGCCATGGTGCGAACCAGGGTTTTCAGCATATCGACGGTAAGGGCAGCCGGGGTTCCGCCGTTGTCCACGACGTTGGTGGTGATGGCAGCCAGCATACCGCGAGTTTTCGCAGCGGTATCGGCATCAGTGGCTTTCTGGTAAACGCCATTGATGAAGGTCTGCTCGACATCCTTGGCAACCTGCTTGAGGTTGGCCATGATCTGGAAGTCTTTCTCGTTACGAATCGGGTTGGAACCTTCGATGCTGAGACCGGAAAGAGCACCGGCGCTGGACTGATTCGCATAGCTTACGGTGACAGCTTTGTGGAAAATCTGAACCGTATTCTCGGACTGACCGCGAACAAAGGTGCGGGGAGTCGGAGCGGTCAAGGAAGCGGTCTCGGTGATTGCCGGCTGTGCGCCCGCATCAAGATTCCATTCCTGGCTAATCGGGAAATTGAAAGAACCGGCCTGTTTCCCGCCGGTGAGACCACCGATCATATTGAGAAAAGGGGTCTGATTCTGGCCGACAAGAAACAGCTCTCCAACATAGTTGGGGGTATTAAAGGTATTTGCTGCTGCAGAAACGTTCGTGGGCATTTTACTACTCCTTGATAGAAAATTTATTGTTGGTTCAGCCTATCACAGGGGAACCTTTATTCCTTTCGCACTCATCTGATTTTTCAAGGAGGTCATCGCCATTACATCTTTCTTTTCCTTGGCTGCATTGTATTGCGCCATGAGGCTTGCTCCATTCTTGTCTCCACCGGCGGCAGGTGGGGTTCCAGAACCAGAGGACTCCATGCGCAAAATACGATCTCGTTGCGGGTGATCCATAACCAAAAGCTCGATGGCCTCAACAGGGTCGGCAATTTCACCAGGGTTTGCCAATGACATTAGCGGATTTCCTTCCTTGTCTTTGGCGAATCCAACCGGCTTTCCGTCTTTAATCTCAACATCAAAACGGTCACCGAAATAGGAAAACGCCATATCTGGCAACAGAACGGTTTTCTCTTTGAGGAACTCGGAACGATCAAAAGAACCGCGAATAACAAGATTGCGGATGCTTTTGTCTTGCTCGCTGAGCTGGGTGGAGAGCTTAACAACCTGCTCTTCGCTGGTCTTTCTCAATGCCTCGATTTTCGCCTCGTAGCTCTTGGACACGCCTTCCTTGATCTTTTCGATCTGCCCGGCGTCCATGATTTGCTTGTCGTCTAAGTTGGCCACGGTTTCGAGTGCCTTGCTGGCTTTGCCGATATAGTCGGCGAAGTCTTCAATTCCAGCTTCCTCAAGGGGTTTGTACTTTGTCGTCAATTCGTTGAGCTTGGCCTTACGATCAGTGGATTCCACGGTGAGCCGCGAAATGGTTGCAAGGGTTTTCCCGAACTCAACTGGGGCTTCCTTGCCGTCCTTCTCTCCACCTTCGTAAACCCATACCGGGTTTCCGCCTTCAACTGCAATGACACCGTCCTCATTAACTTTCCAGGGCATAACTGCCTCCTCTCTTCGGCCTTATCTGGCCTGTAATCTTGTAGAAAACTTCTTCCGTCAATCAATAAATCAGTTGATTGATAACCATAACGACTTCACTTGTACGCATGGAGGTTTTTCTTGTCAAGTATTTTTGCAAAAAAAAATGCCGTTACTGAAAAAATCAGTAACGGCATTTCGAGTAATATTATTTCGAGCCTATGGTCAAACGGTTTTTTCGACTTCCTCTTCTTTCTTGTGCCAATTCTTCCAGAGCTTCTTGATGTCTTTCTGTATCATCACAATCGCAAGAGCGAGTCGATTGCAGATGTCGGAAAACTGTGGATGGTTAAGGACGAAAAGATATCCGGAGTGGTCATTGCTCATGTCCTCTGACCCTATGTATCGGAGCCCGAGACGGCACATTGATATCTCCATTACCTCGTGGATAAACACGGCAAGAACTTCTTCAAACTCTCCATCTGCTCCTATGACAATTTTGGGCAATGAGCCATTATCAGGGAAGTAATAGAACTCCCCGCCGTCGCCATCCCGCATACAAACCTGGACATTCTCCAGGCCAATTCGATAGAAACCAACAACCTTTTCCTTCATTTGCACCCCTTTGATTTTTCAATATCTTGGCAATACGAAATCGCCGATTGAATCGCGCTTCGCCTTTTGCTGCAGCACAGGCTTACTCTCGACGGCTTTTTTACCTGCGATAGCCTTGAGCCCCTTCATTTCCGCCTCCTTTTCAACCAAAATGCGTTTGGCGGCATTTTCGGCCCCGGCCATTCGTTTCGCGTCGGCTTTTATCGTCGCAGCTTCAGCGAGTGTCCTGGCGTCACTTTCTTCTTGCCACCTTCTGTTTTCTGCCGTTATGTTCATCAAGCAAACTCCTTATCTTCTGCCAGCCATTCCGGAATGATCAATTCTGCATAGCCGTCTTTTAAGTCGATGCGCTCAACGATCTGCGACTTGGGAAGCCAAGCCTCAACATCCCCGTCGGAGACCAAGATCGCCTTGTCGGTTTCCACTTTTATTTCAACAGTTATTTCGTAGTTGTCCTTGCTTGCCATGTCAGTCACCAAGTCCTTGTTTTTGGTTTGGGTCAAAATAATCCATGACTTGCTTCCTTTGATAAGCCTGTGCGTCGACTTTATCCTTGAAGCCATTGAATAATTCTGGTGAATCATAGAACAATGCGTAGAGCGCCCCAAATACCAGTATGATGATTGCAATTGTTCTTCCCATATCCTTGTCCTCCATTAATTAACTAATTGATTAATGCCGGAAGAAGAAAAAATCAAGCCGCTTTCTCTTCCGGCTCTCTTTTATGGTTCTTTTACTTCGGCGAACGGATTGTCATATTGGTCAATGTGCATTGCCCAAAAGTTGTGGTTTGGCTCGGCCATCCATAAGGCCAAGCGCCGGGCCTCGTCTTGCGCTATTCCTGATTGAACTATTTCGCCTTTTGATTTTCTGTCCTTGACATGCCTTCTAACGACACACCAGGAGCCGGATGGAATTTTCATTCTCTTATCCCCGGGAGTTTTGAATTTTCTGAGAACCACCTGGAAATGGTTTCATTCGCCCTTTCTATTGCGGCATTGCAAGCTGTGACTTCACGAGAAAATAGAGGACTTATCTCAAGCCGCAGACATTTTTTTATCAGCTGGCCAAGTATTTCCGGCACATTCATCTGCTTGAACTCTTCCTTGTTCGTGAATGTTTCGATTTTTTGCCGCTCGATATTCAAGTTGTCGACAGCCGCCCTGATTTCTTTGATTGAAGATTTCGTTTTCATATTCATCTCATTCACCCTTTGCTTTGGCGATTGCCCTTGAACATATCGCTTCAATGTTTGACTCCGGCTCATAGCATTTTTCCCGGAGAATTTGTTCAAGCGCCTCAAGCATATCCGGAGCTGCAGCCATAAGATTGGCATTTGCCCTTACCAATAATACCTATCCATTTTGAATTTCTGCATACCTTTCAGAGCATTACGACTTCCTCTTGTAGAATTTATGGTTCCCGTATTCGCCAAGGTAAACCATTTTTTTTCGCCATATTGGCTTTACCTTCTTCTCGTGATAATGGGTTGCTCCTCGGGTGAAATCCCGCCCTTTAAGAGCCACCTGGGCGACCTCGTAGCACTTCAACAATGCGGCCGGGTCATGGATTGGCTTCTTTTGCCCGCCTATTGTCCAGCTGAATTGACGCGGCTGGAGAACGGTTTTCTTCACCGTCAGACCGCGCTCTTTTGCCCGGTTGAGTGTGGCGTGAGCAACCGCAATCTGTGCAAGCTGCTCTTCGCCTCGGGCCTCGTGATACAAATTCAACGTCAACCAAAGTATTGCCGTGAACGCATCCATCAAAACCTCCTATTCCAAAGCTCTTTTGCTTCATCCCAGCTCATAGCGACTGGGCCTTGCCCTTTGGCCTTATGGCGTCTTGCTGTAGACCGTATAAAGCCGCCCAAACAGCCATGTATGACTTGCTTCTCTTCGGGTCGCAGTCGACAATATTGCCCTTGACGTTCGAGTAGTCGATGTTGTTTGCTGAGTCGGCACAATAGCCAGCCCACTCCGATCGCTTCACCTTCATACGAAATCGATAGTCGGCAATTTTGATGGTCAAAATCTTCGGCTTCTTTATGCAAAGAAACTTCGCCAGCCGCAAAAGGTCTTCCTTTACCCTGGCCCTGATCATCAGTTCATCTTGTTTGCAATAGTCGTCATTGACGGCACTGAAAAATCCTTCTCTCGTGAATATCCACATTTTTCTATCTCCTCATTTCTGCATAGCTGGGGAAACTCGGTTGGAGCCGTCCGTGAATGGTGGCATAAATTCCTTTGCGCTGTTCCTGGGTAGAACTCGGGTTTTCCTTGCACCACCGGAAATACTCCCGAGAGACTGCCGGCCCAAGGCCGGGCCGGGCATCTTGATTAAATGGTGGCGGGGCATCGTGCCAGCTTATTACCTTGGTTTTTCCTTTCATTGAACTTCTCCTTTTTCGGTTTGTCTTTCGAACCAAGTAAAGATCATTGCCTTGGCTCGGTCTATGGCGTTGTTGCAGTTGGCTATATCCCTGGAGAACCTCGGGGGAATCTCCAGGGCTTGACATTTATCGATAAGCGGTTGAAGGCGGGCCGGGACATCCATCCTTTTGAACTCTTCCCGGGTTGCCCCGGAAAGATCGTTCCTGCTCCAGTTAAGGCGGTCAATCGTTTCTCTGATTTCCCCGATCTTCATAGTGCTCTCCTTTTTGGTTCGATTAATCAATCAACCATTTGATTGATGATTAAGGTATAAATTATCGAGGCAATAAGGTCAACAAAAAAATTAAAAGAAAATAAAAAAACCCGCACGGTGTCTGCCATGCGGGTCAGGGGAAGGGCAACCGGCACCATTGCCGGCCGCTGCCATTTAATGTTGCACGCCGATCGATGCGACGTCAATCGTCAAGAGAAGCGAAGGGGTACTGCTTTATCATGTCCAACTCGATTGCCTTGAAATGCCCGGCATTGTCCTCTCGGTACTTCTGCCACTTCTTCCAGGTCTCGAAGGCGGGTGGGTCAATTACCGGGTGAATCATCTCCACCTCGTATTTCCTCCCGTCCTCGTCGGTCATCTCGAAGGTGTACCAGCTGCCGTTTATCTCGTCGTTGTCTTCTATGTCATCCGGCTTTATGCTGGAGAAGTTGAAGGTTTTGACGTTCTGCGGGCCGCCGTTGATATAGCCGACACTGCGAAACATGATCTTTGCCTCGTTCTCGTTTTCAGAATCGAGAACAATGAAGCGGTCAACCATCGTGTCGGTCTTGAATCCGTCGCTCCAGGTTATGATCATTGTGCTGCCGTTCTTGTTTATGAGCTGCAGTTTCCTTTGAAGTCTTAATACGTTTTCTTTACTCATGATTTCTTGGCAATATTTTGCCACTCCTTCGGTGTTACGATTACTTTTTCAATTTTTCTTCCGTCCGGCAAGTGCGTGAAACCATAAGACAAAAGAGTGTTTATTGAATTTTGCTTGTCGGTCGCGTCTGCTGCAACCATATACTCAACGTTTTCGAGCACCATGACCGAATCCTTGAAAATCGTTTCGTTTGTGTCGCGGCCTGATATATTCTTCCAGTCTTCAATGGTGCTCATCCTGTTTTCTTCAACGAATGAATCGGTGCATCTTCCGTATTTATCCGACCAATAGGAAATAGCGTCAGCCCTGCGCAGCATGTCTTTTTTAAGGATTAAAGTCTTGCCGTCAACATATTGATATTTCCTGTCGACAATCCTGGTGAAGAAGTAAGACGCCCCGCCGGTGTTCATGTCCTCTGCAGGAGACATACCGCCAGCCGGGATACCAAGACGAATTTTTTCAGTTGTGCTTATAGCCGCCCCGTTGTGCTTCATGGCAATATCCAAAAACTCATTGAGGCTTCTGTTGTTCGTGAGCTTGTGAAGAAGCGAATGGCTTTTCATTTCCCTGTCGAGTTCTTCGCTGGTTATGTCTGGCCGGTACTGAACCCTCCTTCCTCCCTTGATCGATTTATCGAGGAACCCGAGCTGGTATTCACCTTCAGGCTTATACCCGGCAAGCTGGGTGATGTCTTTTACTCCGACCTTTTCGCTCATCAGCTTTCGTAATGCAATGACCCGCTCTTCAGTAGTCGCCTTTTTGGCCTCCAGGTCGGCAATGAGTTTTCTGTAGTCTTGATGCTTATGGTCTTTCCGGATATAGGCCAGCTTCTCAAGGTACATCTTCTCGGCATCAAGGGCATCGGCAACCTTTGCCTTTATGCCAAGCTCTTCTATCTTTTCGAAAGCCTTTTTGATTGTCTCCGGGGTTGGCGCCTCGTGCAATACGATCTCCAGCTTGCCGCTGTGAGCATAAAAATTGTCATTCGACCAGGGAATGTATCTTGCCCTTGTCCCGTCTTCAAACTTCATTGTGTATTGCCTTCCGGGCTTTTGGTTTATGCTGTATTCGTTGCCAGGGAAAAAATCAGCAATAGCAGCATCGTCATCATAAACAGTAAGCCTTCCGTCGTTTATAACCCTTTTTGTTGAGCGTACCTGATCTTCTTTCACCTTGAACAGGGAATCTTTTTCTTTAACGGCTGCCTGTTTCGGTGCTTTCTTGGGCGGCACGTATTTCTTGAAGTGATCTTTATTTACAACGCCGCTCTTCAAAGACTCCTCAAGTTTTTCTATTTCGGCAAGATAATACTTTGCCATCTTGGCTTGCTCACTGGTTCCGGCATTAACATAGTTTTGGAGAGAAGGTTTAATGTCCAGCATGTTGCTCAGCTTCGCTTGATTGACCTTTCCTTCAACCGCCCCATGGTAGGCAATGTTTTTTGCCGCCGCCTCTATTTTGTCCCCATAGCCAAACTGGATATCGATATCGAGAAAATCTGCAGAAGTATTTCCTGCAGGAACAGCCTTCTCGATAAAGCCGCCGGAGTTCTTCTTGATTGCATCAATGACTTTCTTGTCCGAAGAGGGCCGGGTTTTCATCTGGATGACGGTTCTCTGTGTCCCATTGAAGTTCTCAACGAAAACCAGAGCATTTTGATCTTCAATTAAATCCTCATCGAACGGCAGAGTCTTTCCTTGATACCCGAGCGCATCAACTTCCCGAATGAACTTTTCGTCAACGATTTTCGGTGTGGCGGTTTTGTCTGCCGGAGTGACTATCTTGGCGGTATCGTCTTTGACTTTCTTCGCCTTGACCTTCACGGTGTCTTTTGCCGCCTCTGGATATTTCTGGGCAAGCCAGTTCTTCCGGGCAATCAGTGTTTCGGCAAGTCCTTTTCCGTCCTCTCCCTTCGGGCCAAACTGTTTTACCAGCTCGTGAATTTCCTCGTCGGAAATCATTATGACTTTTCTAACGCCGGCAACAATCTGTTCTCGGGTAATCCCATCGAAGACTTTTGCCGAGTATGGATTGAGACCTTGATCAAGAAACGTCTCCAGCTCCTTGACCTCAGCTCCAAAGGCCGCCCCTTTGAGGCCGCCCTGGGCTCGATAGAGGAGGGAACCGCCCACATCAACACGGTATGCCTTCCCGTTCTTAATTTTCAGGTTGTCGAATCCCATTCCAACGACGTCCCAATTGCCAATCCAGGCGTCAATGGCCATGTCCCGCTTAATGGCGTCATTCAGGCTACCTTTCATCAAGGCATCGCCGTCCTGCTCAAGGTCTTCGATGATCTTGGAGGCCAGACCGCGCCTTCCTCCCATCTTAACGTCGTTGAGCTTGGCCACGGCATCAATACCGGCTCGCTCATAAAGTTTTCCGGCCAATATCTCGTTGTCGATGTGATCTTCAGATTTGAGGAACTTGAAATAATACCTCTGGCTGGCATCTTCTTTCAGGTGATAAAATCCGCCTTCGTTTGAGCCCTGTTGACTACCGTATTTGACGAACTTGTCGCCATCCAGGGTGATATTTCCTTGTTTCCCGGAAACGCTCACCAAGGGCTCAGGAAAGGCCTTCTCGCTTATCGGGATTGACTGGGTGTCGATATCTTTTACTGCATCCTTCACAACTTCGTTGATCGTGCTGTCGACTGCATCCTTCACGGCCTCTTTTGTCACGGCTTGCTTAATGACGCCGCCCGACATCCCCTTCTTGTAGTCTTCGAGGGCTTTCCCAGCTGCTTTGTATTTCGCAAGAGATACCTTGAGGTCATTTACGTGCAAGAGGCCCATGTCATGCTCGTCTTGCGCATGTCCGAGCTCTTGAAGTGCGTCCTCATAATCCTTTTCAAGAGACTTCAGGACGTCATCGACATCATCGGCTTTCTTGGCTGCCTGTATTGCGGCTTGCTCGGCAACGAGTTTTGCCTTGTAGGCCTCATTGGCTTTTTCAGCGAGCTTCTTGGCTTTGGTCTTTGCCATTCCCTCGCTGATCTTTTTGCCCAGCTCTTTCTTGGCTGCAGCTTTGGCGGCCGCCGCTTTCTCGGCTGCATCCTTTGCGGCCATGGCTGCTTCCAGGGCATTTAAATCTTCCTTAGTGGAATGATCAATCCATACCTCCAGAAGATCATCGGAGACCTTGCCCGAGCCATTGGTAACGGCATCGATATACTCTTTCTTCAGCTTCTTGATTGTTGCGGCTTCTTCGCGTAAGACGGCCGCCTTTTGAATGGCCCCGGCTGCATCGGTGGCCGCCTTCTTCATCGACGCCTCAAGAGCTTCCTTGGCCGCTTCCTTAGCCGCGAGCTCTGCAGCCTCTTTGGCGGCTTTTAAGATACCGGACGACACTTTGCCCGCACTTTCCTTCATCGACGCTCCCAAGGCCTCAGAGAAGGCTTTTTTGGCCTCTTTCCTCGCTTCCTCCTTGGCCGCTTTCATCAGGGCTTCTTTCTTGGCCGCCATACCGGCTTTTATTGACTCGCTGAACTCTTTTTTCTTCTGTTCAAGTTTATCCTCTTTCGCCTTCGTTATCTTCTGCTCGGCTGGAGAAGATGAGGAGGAGCCGCCGGGCTTCGGCTTCAACTCATGGAGCCGTTTTATCTCATAGGTGCTCGGGTCGACTAAATCCTTGAACTCAAGTTTCCCTTCTTTCATCAATTGAAAGCGGGTGGGGCCGACCATGTTCTTCAGTACGTTTTCCGGTTGCGCCTTCAGCCATCCCTCGAAATCTCCATTCCACCGGCCGGCATCAAGAAGTTTCAACTTTCCCTTGGTGACACTGCCGTCGTTCCAAACGGTATATGGCCGGGCAATTGACTGGAAATCTTTATTCGAAAGCCCCATGCTTCCCTGATCGGTAACCGGAGAGAGAACGCACCGGCACCTTGGATGAATAGGGCAGGGCGGTTCCTCCCCGAGCTTCCATGTTTTTCCATCGAGCCAAGCGCACCGAAGGCATGTGCCACGGCCGCCACCGGCCCCGCCCTCGAAAGCCGCGCACCACCGGACACGTTTTATGATATCCTTGTTGGCTTCATATGTTCGCTTCAAGGCGTCCATATTGGCGCTGTGCATGTAAGTCTTAACGAGCGTCTCCAGGTGGTGACCAGAGATATCGAAGGCACCGTCAAGCCCCTTTTTCACCTGCGCATAGGATTCGGCATTGATCAGGCCTTTGGCAATACCGGCTCGAAGGTGATCTTTCATCCCCGCGTCAAAAGTCTTATCGACCCAGGTGGAGAGGACTTGGCCACCAACAGGAACAGTATTCCAAAGAGAGGTCATAATTGCCGGAGACAAGGCAACAGCGGAAATCTCTGCAGCCTTCCCGGAGAAGCTCAACGTTGTCCAATACGTTTTCGCCGATTCATGCGATACTTCCCCGGCCGTCTCGGAAAGGTTTGTTGAGATATAGGTCTTCAGGCCGGCAACATCCTTGTCGACTATCTCCAGGAGCGTCTTTGCCCTGGACTGCTGGTTGTTGGTCATTTCATCGAACTTCAGAAGAATATCCTTCTTCGTTTGCTCGAGAACCCCGAGGTAAGAAACGATCTTGTCGCTGGTAAACTTCTCCAGCTCATACTTACTCTCAACCAGCTGCGCCAGAATTATAAGTTCGGTTTCGTTCATTTCGCCCAAATAGCGTAACAATTGATTTTCTTGACTGAGTTTTTCCCGACAGCACACTCACTCAGCTCTACAACCCCGCAACAGACAGGGCTTTCCTCCAGCATCTTTTCATCGGCATAGCTTTCCTCGTAATGCAGGAAGTGACCGCCGATTTGATGCCATGCGACAACCTTGTTCAAAGATATCCTTTTCTTGTCGATGTATTTCTGGTACACAGGGAAATCATCGTATGTATGGACATGGCCGGTCAGGTAAACGTCGGCACCCGGGTATTGATTGGAGAATTGCTTTGCGCGATTGATCTTGTTTCCCCGAGTTCCACCACCGACCCCATGGTGAAGTGCCACGTAATAGGTGCATCGGTTCAGGGTAATAGCCAAGACGCCTGTCTTGCCCAGGTATGGAACTCTCAATTGCGTTGCCAGAACTTTATCGAAGTTGACGCCCGAGGCCTTTTGCACTCGGACATGATGATTGCTATGAACAAAGCCAAGGCATTTATCGGCTATCGGGCCAAGCTCGCTGGTAAGAACATCCAATTCCCATTGCGGGCTTCCGGCTTCGTAGACATCGCCTTTGCTATCCTTCAGGGCCAGCTCTCCGAGGTCGCCTGTGCTCACCCAGTAAGCGTTTGGGTCGTTCTTTATCATCTCGATAATTTGATGAAGAAAGTCGTCATCGCAATTCGGGTGAGCCCGGTGAACATCGGCAATATTGAACAGCTTGATTCCTGATTCGAACTTGTATTGCTTTATTTTCATTGAGGTGTCTTATGGTGAAGATTTATAAGTTTGTTCCAAAAGAAGCAGCAGAAAAGCCCGGAGACAAACTGCTGCTTTCGTCGGAGCTGATCAATTTGGAGTCTGCTCGTCTTGATTTGATTCTCCGGAAGTACCGCCAAGAGTGGGAGTCAGGAGAGCACCATTCCTTCGGTCGTCTTCCAGCATCTTCACAAGATCAACAAGATCATAATCACCCTTGATAATACCCCTGGCCATAAGCTCCTCTACAACAAGCTGCCTGGGGAGTAATCCGCACTTGAACCCTTCGATGAGAACAGTTGATTCCGTCCCTCCAAGCATAGATTTGAAGTCGACGTTCGCCCGCACGACATCGCCGGGCTCATCAATACTCAAATACTTGCAGGTGAATTTGATTACCGTCTGAATTGCCGAGTCGATACCCTTAATCCAGCCACCAAGCTCAGAATCGTTCTCAGCCTTATCGATCGCCTTTGCGGTTGCCGTGGTGTCACCGGTTCTCGGCATCATTAAGGACAGCCCATAAAAGCTCATTGCCAGCTCAATGTCTTTCAGGTCGTTCCTCCCGGCCTCGATACCTTTGCCGGTGTGCTCGACAACCTTCAGGTCTGCATCGGGAGAGGTGGAGTGAACCAATCGATTGGCGCCGAATATGATCTTCTTGGAGGTCGGGTCAACATCCAGCTGTTTCCCGAAATAGGTTATCAGGCGAGCATAATGAAGGATGTTGCGTTGATCGCTGGAGGATTGCCAGTGCATCAGGTTAAGCTCGGCAAGATCGTAAAGGGCAGGGCGGGCAGTCATACGGGATAACTCATTGCCCAGCATTACTGTCACCAATGGGATATAATCGAGGGAAGTCTTTCCCTGCATCTCGTTCCCGTTTTCATCAATCGCTATCTTCCAGCCGCCCTTGGTCTCTTCCCATACAGACCAGCTCCCAGGCTCATAAAGCCGGATTCTCTCTTTCGTCTTGGTTCCATAGGTGCCTTCATTGACTTCAACGATCTCTTTGACCCGCAGCTGTATGAGTTTCGGTACATCGTTCTCTACTTTGAACCGCCATCCGATCACATTTTGCGGAGATACTTCAACCCAGTAAGGCCTTGCCCCGGCTCTCTTGTGATCTTCCTTGGTAATGCCGTTCACTGTGGGGTATTCGACCATGATGTGATTGACGCCCTTGTGCATGGCGTTTTGCATGAATACGCGAAGGAACTGCGTGATTGAGTTTCCCTTCCTGTCTATGTCGTCAAGCAAAGGAATAATTGCCTCATCCAGCTCGGTTCCAACATGGACATCTTCCCGGAAAACGTCAGATGCGAGCTTCGAAATCGTCTTCCAGTAGACGTTAAGAAGAAACGTTCTTTTCAATCTTGCGTCATAGGCTGAATCTGACTCGCCATCCTCTTTCGGGAGATAGGTTTGCCCGGCACTGCGCATCGCCTTCGTTCCTCCCTTTAAGGCTTCCGGCAACTCCATCTCGATTAGCCAGTCAATGTACTCGGTGCTTGCCGAGTTTATACTGTCCCCGTTTGAAACTATGCTTTTTGCAACTGCGCTCATCTTATACCTCTTGAATACTTGTTTGAATTATTGGCATGGTTACCCGGTAACGGGTGTCATCATAAACGTGATCTTCCGAGTTCGTATCAACGTCATCACGCTTCTTTTCATCCCTGGGCAATACCGGGATTGTTCTGGAGAAATGAGTGCAATGCTTGAAGGCGAACAGGCCGGGCTCCTCCATGGGGTGACTGATTGATGCCTTCAGCATTTGCCGCATCTTCTCCAGTCCGTTCTTTCGGCTCCCAGGGCTTTTGTCTGCTCTCGTCCAAGAAACCCCTTTCTTGCGCATATCGTCGGCAATACAGACACCGTTTTCAGTGTCGAAAATAGAGGAGTCAGCCGGGCCGGGCCGGAAGTGAATCTTCATACTCGATTCTCTTTCCCTGATTCCTTCGGCAATCTCTGTTGCCAGCATCTTACAGCCTTGGTTTGGTGATTTATTCCAACCATACCATTCATCTATTCTGAAAATCGTTCCCTTGGGCCAAGCCTTCTTCCGGCCGTCGTGGAGCTCTACCTCTTCGCCGTTCGATTCCGCCCACCAACCAACCGAGAAAGGAGCTGTTGAACCCCAGTCAAACGATCGATCGCAATACC